TCAAGCGCAAGGTGCTGAACAACGCCTTGGCACTCAAGTCCTTGGTCAGGAGCAACGTAAAACTGTTGCTGCTACTGGCATTCAAGAACGGCTTAATGTTGCTGCTACGGGTCAACAGCAACGAGCAACTGTTGCTACAACTGGCTATCAAGAACGTCTTGGAATTGCAGCCACCGGAGCACAACAAAGAGCAACGCAAGCTCAACTTCTTGCAGGTCAGGAACGTCAGATTGGTCTTACTGGTAGAGAGCAAAGAACAACGCAAGCTCAATTATTAGCAGGTCAAGAACGTCAAATCGGATTGACTGGTCAAGAACAACGTTTAACGCAGGCCCAGTTACTTGCAGGTCAAGAACGACAAATCGGATTGACTGGTCAAGAGCAACGTAAAACTGTTGCAACAACTGGACGAGAACAACGTTTAACGCAAGCTCAACTTCTTGCAGGTCAGGAACGTCAAATCGGATTAACCGGTCAAGAACAACGTAAAACTGTTGCAACAACTGGACAAGAACAACGTTTAACGCAGGCTCAGTTACTTGCTGGCCAAGAACGACAAATCGGATTAACCGGTCAAGAGCAACGTAAAACTGTTGAAACTACAGGTTCACAACAACGTTTAACTCAGGCTCAGTTACTTGCAGGTCAAGAACGACAAATCGGATTGACTGGTCAAGAGCAACGTGCTACCGTTGGTAAAACCGCCGAAGAACAACGTCTTACTAATCTCCAACAAGAGATGTTTAGGCGTTATCAAGAAGAGCGGGATTACCAGCAGTCCAGAAGAGCTTACAGATCATGAACACTTGGTTAGATACTTTACCTGAAAAAGATAAAGAAGCCTATCTAACTTTTTGTAAAAACGTAAGTTCACCTATTCAAATGTACCTGTATGCCAGGTTTCTTGGCTTTACGGGTACAATTGTTGAATGTGATCAGTGGTCTAAAGAAGAGTTTCAAAAGCGTAATCTTAACAAGATTCTTGAAGCTGAGATTGACTTTATGCAGCAAGATATTTCTAAACTGCGCGATGGTATTGATCTTGGTGTGGTAAAACAAGATATGGGTGCAGCACGTATTGCAATGCTTCAAAAAGAATTGCGTGGTGCTATCAAACAAATTAATGATGAGAAGTATTTATCAGATAAACAAGGTTTGATTCTTGCTGGTGCTGATCGTGCACTTAGAGAGATTCTATTAATCTTTAAAGATGATCCAATTGAGCAACCGCTACAAGAAGCAACAATGGGCGTCTGGACTAAGATCCTGGCGGAAGAATCTTAAGATTTAGTAGGTTAATCTTAAGTCATGGCAAATACATCTCTTTATAGCGTTTACCGGCGCACGGCTCGTGCTGCAGCAAAACAACAAGTAGTTAAAAAAACATCTGACATTGATGTTGAAAGAGCGAGAACAGATTTTGCATACTTCTGTGATGTTGTAGGAGATAAACCACCAGCTAAACACATGATGCTTTGGCATGAGTATCTACATACACATGAAGATAGCCAGTGCTTGATTGGGATTGCTGGACCAAATGTTGATATTCTGGCGCCACGTGGTTCAGCTAAATCAACTGTTACAGGTTTATTTGCTGCGTGGGCTATTGGTATTCATGCTTATCATCGTCAACCATTAAAGATTCTTTATATCTCTTATACAGTTGATGTTGCACGTCCTAAAAGTGCTGCTATCAAAAGGATTATCGAAGAAAGTAAAGCTTATAGAGAAATCTTTCCAACAGTAAAAATTGCTAAAGGAATTAACTCTAATGAATACTGGAGTATTGATTGGAAGTTTGCTGGTATTCGATCTACTGGTGAAGAAGAATTTACCATCTGCTGCGCTGGTCTTAAGGGTGCTGTTACTTCTAAGCGTAGTCACCTACTTTTGTTGGACGACGTGGTGAAGTCAGCTGATGATATTAAAAACAAGGACATACGACAAGCCATGGAAGATAACTGGAACTCAGTTATTGTTCCTACGATGTTTGAAGGTGGACGTGCTATTTGCCTTGGTACTCGGTTCCGACATGATGATATTCATCAAACAACATTTACCTCTAAAAATGATTGGATTCAAATTGTTCAATCCGCAATTACCTTAGATAAAGATGGAGAGGAAGAGTCGTATTGGCCTGAGATGTGGTCATTAGATTACCTTCGTGATCGCCGTAAACAAGCACCAATCAGCTTTAGCTTCCAGTATCAAAACAAAATTGTTCAAACCAGTGAGATGTCAATCTCTCCTGACCTTATTATTAAAGGTCAGATTCCAACAGAGTTTGATTCCCTTGGTGTTGGCGTAGACCTTTCTGCTGGCATCAAAGAACGTAATGATTATACTGTTTTTGTTATGGGCGGACGAATTAAAGAGAAGCTTTACATCATTGATTGCAAACGCATTAGGGTCATGGGAAACATCGAAAAATTAGAATCCCTAATGGAGATGATGTATGAGTGGGGGGTAATACATAAAGACGGAGATCAGTATTATCCCACTGGTAGCAATATTGATATTTGGTCAGAAGCCGTTGCATATCAAGCATCGTTAGAAGCTGACTTCAAACGAATCTGTCTTGGTGAACATGGTCTTCACAATATGCTGTGGCATCCAGTTAAAGGATTCCGTGGAGATAAAGTTGCTAGGTTCCGTGGCATCATGGGTTTATTTGAACGTCATAAAATTACTTTCAACAAGTATCGTAAGTTTCAAGCCCTCACCGATGAGATCATTAACTTTGGTGTTAGCTCACACGACGACTGCGTTGACGCTCTCGTCTGGCTGTGCAATGGTTTAATGACTCGGGGTAAACTCCAAGTTGAATTTTAATACTTGACAGGATAAGGATTACTTCCTATAGAGTGTTTACGAATTAGACTATCTAAAGTAATTCCTAATGGCTTCTAATTTCTTTTACGAAGGTATTGAACTTGAGCAAGATGCTTATGGTTCTGCCGTTATCAATCTTCCAGATGAACTCTGCCATGACCTTGGTCTCCAACCTGGTGAACGGTTTGAAGTTGAAGCAGATGAAGAATCTCTGACCTTCAAGAGGATTGCACCTGGTTATGAAATTGAGGCATAATAGAACAAACGGCTATAGCTAATGAGCGAGACCAAAGCAGTATTTGAACAAATGCTTAATTCGGTCGTCAACCGGGAGTCAACCGGTGGCGCCGACACAATGCTGATTAGTGCTCACCTATCCCAGATGAAGATGTTTGGGATTAGGCAGGGTGTTGAGTTTTATCCTGAACAAGATAACTTTGGTACTCAGCGTTTTGATTTTATTCAGCAAGTCATCAAATTTAATAAACTTGATGCCAGGTTAGATTCAATTTGGGATCGTTTCCTTGCTCATGGTAAAGGTCTCTTTTACATTAGACCAACAGAAAAAACATATCGACTTTACTGGTTTGATAAAAATGCTTATCGTAGTTACTACACCCCAGAGGGTGATCTAGAAGAAGTCGTTATTATTTATCCTTATAAAGTAAAATCCTCTCGTGGTTTTGCTGGCGTTGGTCTTTCAACAGATAAACGTTACATGCGTCTTCGCATTACAGCGGATACTATTGAGGAGATGCATAGTGAACAAGAACTTAGTTTTGATACGCCACAAGAATTTACAGCAACAAACAAAAAGGTTCTAACAAATACTCTTCAGTTTATTCCTTGCGTTGAGGTTTTTAATAATCCTGATGCTTTTGGTACTGATGGTAATGGTGAGTTCGATTGGTTAGCAAACCAAATCGTTGCTCACGATGAAATGGTTAAAAACATCAGGGCCAACCTTTCATTCTTTGGTAATCCGACACTGTTATCATCGCGTCCAAAGCAAGATATTGTTGAATCAAATAATCTTGATACACCGCAACGTCCTAGTATTTCCAGTCAATCTGGTTTTACTTCTGATCTTAGTATTCTTCAATCAACATATAAGCAGGATCCTGTAACAAGGAATCCTGCGGGCTACATTGGTAGCCCTGGTGGCGGGATGCGCGTACCACGTGTAATTGCAAATCTGGAGCCAACTGATCGTGTTGGTTTCATTACTCCTAATGCAATTAGCACAGACCAAGCACGTTATACAGAACAACTTCGTTCTGAAATTCGTCTTGCTCTAGGTGGTATTGATGACCTTTCAATTACTAACGTTACTGCAACTGAAATTAAATCTGCTTATGGACGTGTAAGTGCTACAGCTAAGAAGAAATGTTTGCAATTGTATAACTATGGTATCTGTAGATGTTTTGAGTTAATGATCTTCCAGGAAGAGCAAATCTTTCGCAAGACATTAGCCCAAGCTTCTGGTATTAAATATCCAGAAGCACCAGCAGATGAAAGTGAAGAAGCACTTGAAAAGTATAACAAGCAAAAAGCAACTTATGAAAAGAAATTAGAGAAAGCAATTAACAATGCTCTGGAAACAAAAGAGATTCCAGATGGTGTCTTAGGACTTGCTCCTGATGGTGATCGAACCGTTTCATGGAGGTGGATGGGTCCTGTTTATGAAGACACTGCACAAGATAAATTGAATCAATCTATCTTTACTCGTAACCTACAAGAGTTAGGGGTTGATAGCATTGAAGCACTGAAGTATTTGTTTCCTTCAAAAACGGATGATGAAATTGCCGGAATGCTTTCCGGTTTTCCATTCCGAATGGTTGGTCAAGTACAGAGGGCTTATTCGCAATTCATTGATTTAATCAATCAAGAAATGCGAACACCGCATCCCCAGCAACCGGATCTTCCAATGGCTGCGGATCCACGACTTGATCTTACTCCTTTCCTTTACAGAACTTTAGAAAGCCTACAAAAAGAGGTAACCTATGCAGGCCGATACCGCAATGCCGACCCAATCGGCACCCCAAGCATCCCCGACCCAACCGAGCAGCTACGCGGCTCCAGTCCAGACCGCAGCTACGGCTCCAGTGGTTTCTACCAATTCCCAATGGGTGGCACCACAGCAAGCAGCAGTGGCCCCAGCCCCGCAAATGCAGGCCCAGATGGGGGTGCAGAACCCTTACAACCCTACTCAATACTCCCCCCAGGCGCCCCAATCGGCACCACAAGCGGAGAACCCTTACAAGGAGGCGTTCAATCGGGTAGTGGGGCTCCTGAGTTCACCAGTGCAGCTCCCGTTCCTGGGTCAACAGTCGGATCAGAGCCAGCAAACCGTCCCGGCCAATTACAGTTCCCCGCAGGTTCCCCAATACAACAACCTGGGTCAGCCGATCTCGCAGCCTGGGATCGTGAACAGCCCGGCCTACTTCAACGGTTATTCCCAAACTTCGCCGGAAATCAGCCGGGATCAACTCCTCGCAAACGGAGTAAGCGAAGCAAGTCTTGAAGTTATTGATCACTTCGGTGCTGATGCTCCTGCCATCCTGAATCAGTACAGCTGCAACCTGGAAGATAACCTCATTCAAAACAATGAGCAACTCCAACAAGCTGTTGGTCTTCTTCAGGAGCTGGCTGATGAGCATCGTGCTTATGAGAAGATCCTGACCGATCCTGATGTACTCGCTGATTACACCTGTGAGTTTTTTGGTGAGAATGGTCCTTATCCCATTCCCGACGAGGAAGTGGGTTATGGTCAAGCCCCTCAAATGATGCAGGCTCCTCAGGCGCCTCAAGCCGCCCCTCAGCAGTACATGCGTCCTGAGATGCCGGTTCCCCCTCAGCCCCAGCCCCAGGGCAATCCTGCTGACTTCTGGAACAGCTTTGGCAACCTTGCTGATCGTGATCCCGCTAATGCCTGGCGTTATTTGAATGCTGCTCAGCAAAATCCTGAAGTGTTCCGCAGCAAGATGCTGGTAATGGAGTGATCTTGTAAGCAATAATTACAAGTTGTAAAATAAGGGGTAGCGATAACTGCCCCTTTTTTATTTAATAAAAACCATGATGATGAAGAAAGAAAAGCAACGCATGGCTGGTGACCGAGTATCTTTTGGTGCTGGTAACATTACTGGCCCTGGTGCAGAGCGTCGCCAACCTGAGCAAGTGCAGATTGGTGATCCTCATGGGCAAGGTCAAATGATGCCTCAAGATCTTGCTGGTGGTTACCTCAATCTTGCAGTTCCTGGTTCACCTCTTGGTCAAATAGGTTTGATGTCTGGCATTTCTGCACGTAACGCCCAAATTACCCAAGACGCTATTCAGGCTCAACAACTGCAGCAGCTGATGGCAATGCAAGCAATGCGTGGTCAGCTTCCTGTTGGCATGATGCCTCAACAACAACAAGGTTGACCTATGGCAAAGTCAGCAAAAAAAGCTGTTAAAAAAGCACAGCAAGCAAAAGATATGATGCTGCAAGCTGCTATGCAAGCAGAAATGATGCAGCAAGCTGAACCGATTGATCCTGAAATCCAGGCTCAACAAATTGCAATGCAGGTGCCGACGGTGAATCCATATGGACGGATGGGAACAGTTCCTCCAAATGTCTACGATTACGATAATCGTGTTAGTGGTTATGTTGGTATGCAGCCTGTGTTTAATCCTGAAGCTTGATTATTAATCACTATAAATAAACCTCTGGTATAATTTTAAGTAATGGGGCCTAAGGTCCCAGGCCAGCAATGGCAGAACCTCGAAAACTTAATAAGTTTCTAGAACATGCTATTGCTGTCCTGGACCAATAGGGGTCCAGGTATCAGCTAAACTTTACGCTGAATTTAAAATGTTTATTGATAACGATTTCCCTAAACTTCTAGGTGCAGAACTGTACCGTCCCCATCCTGCGTAAATATTGCGCCCTGGTTTTTTAAGAAACCAGTGAAAATCGCGTGAATT